TCCAACAGGTAGAAGCACCAACATTGTCACGTGCTTGTGCCATGCTACCCTCATCAATCTTGATTTTTTCAAGGATGATTAGTTCGCCATCAACTTCAATCTCTTCACGCTCAAGAATGTTTGGACACTCATCAGTTGGGTGAGCACCACCACATTTTTCACATACCACAGACTCAGCAACAGACTTTTCTTTCTTTGCTTCCTTCTTTTTCTTAGTGGTATCTTCAATCTCAGCACCATGTGACTGAGGTGTCATTCCTTCAAATGCTTCGGGAATGTTGCTGCCTTGGAAACAGTCGCCATCCATCCAATTGGTATACATTTCCATCAGTGTTGATGAATACGCATCATTATGTGCAACTTTATTAACAGGTCTCTGCTTATCCATTGTTTAAAAGTGAAGATCTTCTATGGTCTATTTATAGCGCGAATGTCCTTAACCCACTCACGGAACATTTTTCCATCTTCAGTGACAACAATTGCATAGTTTACACCTGTACGATGAACTACTCCTTTGTCACCTGTTCTTGCAGACATAACAATATCACCTTCAGAGATAACATCGTTCTGACGATGTGCCTGGCGCAATGCTTGTTCTCTAAGTTTTCTAAAATCTTTCATTTAAAATTAGCGGGCAAATTTGCCTGAATCTCTTTCATAAGAGCACGGCAATCATTATCATTTAATGCTCTAGGAATACCAGAACGAAATGTTTTGAAGTCACCAGCAAATGCTGCGCGTCTCATCTTCGTTCCTGAAATAGCGAATGTATCACCATCAGCGTCTCTACTTCCAGAAGATCTTATTTCAATCTTCCTGAACGAGAAATCCTTTCCGTTGTATTTATGAAGGAACTGCATGGCAGAAACCCTGTCAGAACCTACAAGAAAAACCACTTCATTGTATCCAGCAAGCATTAAATCTTGCAGAATAGCAACAGGTTGTTTGGGTCCAGAGAATATTTTACCACGATGTTCTGGAAACATCTTATTCATATAGTATAACTTGCGATCAGGAGGTAATGGATTGCTACCCTTCTTATCTACAGTTTGTGAAATGTAGATACGATAGTCATGAGAACCTGCTTCACGTTTTACACCAGCAAAGTTCTCAGCGTGACCAGTAGTAGGTGGTTGAAACCTACCAAAAGTAAAGTAGCAAGTATTACAATCTAACGCCATTGCTTCTGTAGAGTGAAGTTGTTATATGCAAACTCCAAGCGATTGACAAACTTGATCATACTGCCATCTTTATGCAGAACATATCCCTCAGGAGTTGTGACCTTGTATCCCTTGTCTGTCTGAACAAAAGTCCTAAACTCTTCCAGGTGGTCCAGTTTATCTATAACCATTTGCTTCACTGCCTGCAGTTCTTTATACAGTGCTAGCATGGACTTGAACTTGTATACGTTATCTACAACATAGTTTTGACTACCATATACAAGATTTCTTTTCTTGGTTAGGTTTGCAACTGTCTTGATCTTTGCAAGTTCTTTCTCCATCTTCTCACCATAGAAGTTAAGCATGTCATACATCGCTTCATCTACATTTCCTATGCTGCGAGCGTTCTTAATCTCACTATTAAAGAACTGCTTTAGATATGTGGAGATGTGAAACTTTGCATCACCTGTGCTACCGCTCATGTCAACCAACTCATCTAAGAAATCACCACAGATCTGACACATGCGTTCAATCTTAGAGATGTAACTGTCAAACTTTTGCATCTCTGCTCTAGAGAATCCAACACGGTGCATTGGTGTATCGTTTTTTACCACCAATACATCAGAATTACCATCTACTTTAGCACCCGCTGCTGCTTGCATTTCTGGAACATAACTTCCCGTGTAATGTGTATGAAAAACTACACCAATTTTTGCTTGTTTTGCTGCTACTCCAATAGGATGATTTGTTGGGATAGCATATGTAATAGTGTTTGGTCTAAAAGTATAAAGAGTCTCACCGTTGATAGTTTCTTTCTTAAGATCTGCTTGGGTATACAGCAAATCACCCTGCACTACACCGTCAATTCCAAGTCCAGAGAAATAGTCCAGAGAAGTTTTTAATTTTATTGCCAGATCACCATCATAAAAAGCATCAACATCCTCATGTGTGTAGCACAACTTAGGATTGGTTTTTGCAAACACAGATTTGGTCCCTACAAAGAACAAACCATTCATAGGATTTGTCCCACAAATAATTGATGGAGCACCATCCCATTTGGTTTGCATGAAACCAGAACTCTCCTGGTTGCCTAGCATCTTTTTAAGTTCCTTTAAGAAAGAAACTGCTGCTTTACACCCATCAACGCCGTAGTTCAGCATTTCATCTTCTAAGTGCTCTAGGTGCTTGAGCTGTTTAATGTTAGACATTACTTCTTACTATAATCTCCGTTGGTTCTGCTGGGGTAAATACCACCCTGAGTGTTCCTGATGTTAAAACTAAACTCATACTCAGTGGTTTCAAAATTCATATTGATTCTTTTCCCTTTACCACCAGCGCCACCATACTGCAGTTCAACTTTGCTACCAGTTAAGTTTGCAGCACGATTCATATATGCCTCATCAACCTCATAGAAATGGAGTTGACCACCATCATAGTGAGTCATCCAATACCCGTGTCCGACTCCACTCTTGATCAATCTTACCAGAGCTTCTTTCTTAGCACCGCTGAGTGTGACAGTTCTCAAATGGTCCTGCACCATTGACCCAGAGGTCTTTCCATACATCTCAAAAATGTCTAAGAAATCTTGATGATTAATATCAAACATGTCAAGATATTCTCTACCAAAATCATTCAAAGAATGATTCCTCATATCACTTTCTTTAAAGATTTCTTTCTTAACGCCAACATTAAAGAAAGAAAGTGTGTTTCCAAATTTTACAGACAAATAAATTTTCTTATTATTCTTCAAGGTCAATGTGATATCAGAAACTTTAGATCCAATATTCAAATTAAATGCACCACCATTTGAAATGTATGGACCTTGACCATCTCTCTTTAGAGGTCTTCCTGTATCTTTTGTTCCATCATGCTTGATATCAATAATTGGAGATTTATATTTGTTCTCAATCGTCTTAACTATGTGTTTAACATGTTCCCCATACTTAGTGATAGGTTCTCCTCTTTTCCTTTGCATGAAAGATTCATACAGATCCTCCTCATACTCAAGTCCAAGGTTTCTAGTGCCAGTATTAGGTCCTTGTCCACCAAACTCTCCAGTTTTTTCAAAATCATCTAGATCTAGATATGCATCCCAATTAGGATTTGAATCATAATTGCATGTAAATTCAATTTTATTTCTACCTCTGAATCCAGACATACACATAGAATTGAAATGCGCTTTCGCAGTTTCAATCATACGTCTGTCGCCTTTCATTTCGGCAAAGTCGTAGTATTTTCTGACTAGTTTCTTTTTATTCTTACCACCAGCAGGAACCATCTGGTTTATCTCAAAACCACCAACTTGAACTACACCATCTTTAGTAACAAAAGTGTTTATCTTTCCATTTTGATTAAGAGCTTTATCAAATAGGGTATCTGTCCTTGTCAGATACGCACCTCCTACTGATTTCCTGGCAAAATCTGATGGCTTCATACAAAAAAACCTCCCGTCTAACTATTTAGAGGGGAGGTCATATTTATACGCCGTATTTTGTCCAGAGTTTACGGATGTTTTGAGTGATTGGTACTCCACCAACATAGGTTTCTAACAGTTCTCCACTCTCATCAGCAATAATAAGAACAGGAGTAGCAGTTACACCATACTTTCTGGCGAGTTCAATATTTTTTTCTGGAATAGGTTTATCGCTAAAATCCTCAAGATAAATCTCATCAATAACGAGAGAACGATCATCTTTGAGAGCATTGATATATCGTTTTACTAGTCCACAAGGACCACAAGAGTCCTTGGTAAAGAGATAAAATTTAAAATTCAGATCATTCATCGGTCACCTGCTGCGCGAACTTCAGAGCGGCGAATCTCAAAAGATCCACCAGGATAACGTTTCTCTAGTTTCTTTACGTTGGTCTCAATGACTTCATCAAAGCTGATGCCCAGTGCCATTGTTGCTTGAGCGACATACCA